ATGAATTCAGGCATGTCACGTAGACGACGTGATTGGTGAGGGTGAACAAATGCAACGTAAGTTTCGCCCAAACGAGGGATATTCTTGGTTGCTAGGGTCTCGGCAGCATCTTTGATGGTGCGAGGTGTTAGGTAATAAGTACCGGTCATAGATGCACGGTTTGTGCCTTCTGTGCCGTATGCATACCAGCTGTTAACAGCGGTAACGTTAGAGCGGTCTTCACCATAAATGGTTGAAGATGCTGAGTATAGAGTATCGCGTGATAGCTGATCAAGGTAGAGAGCCATGTTACGACCAAGAAGACGTGAAGCCGAAGCCATTACGTCATCAAATGAAGCATTGAGCAAAAGCTCTGAAACAGCAAGAGCATAACCATGCTCAGTTACTGTGATTGAGAACTGCTGTGCTGTCAATGCATTTGTCTGCATACGAACACCTTCAACAAGCGGTGAAGCAAAGCCGAGGTTGTTGTAACGCATAAAGTTAATCTGAAGACCAGGGGCTACGCCGAGTTCTGTCTTTTTAACTGCGAACTGCTCAAAGCGAAGGATAGGCATTGCTTGGAACAAGATTTCCTTGGACCAGATTGTCTGAATCGCTTGGGTGAGCTGTGTGTTTGTGCCTGAATAGGCTGTAGGTGAGGCTGCGAGTGAGCCTGTTCCTGTAATTCCTGATGCCATTTATATGACTCCTAGATAGTTGTTAAATTAAGTGGGTTTAGCCGAAAAGTCCACGAGTCTTACCACGAGCGGAATCGCTCATGATTCGAGGTCTGTATTTCGCGTATTCATCCATGGACATTGACGCAATTTCTTGCGCCGTTAACGAACGTTGTTCCGAATTAGTTTCCAGTGGTCCTGCTGGTGGCAAAGTTGCCTTTGTACCAACCATTTCTCGGCGGGTTGCCTGCGAAGCTTCCTGCACCGATTCAAATATTCTTGCTGACCGTGACTTTAATCCTTCAACACTTGCTTGAACTTCTTCAGGGGTATTCCCGCTGACTAAATCAAGCAGTTCCGGAATAATATTGTCACGTTCTTGTTCAAGAAGTTGTTGACGATATGTTTGCAGTTCAGCAAACTTTTGTTCGCGCTCCAGAAGAGCGAAGGCACGTTCGCGTTCGTTACGCTCACGCTCCAACTGCTCTTGCAACTCTTTAGTTTTAAGCTCCACGAGTCCTCTAGTGTCTAGATCCTCTTCGAGCTTAGCTTTTTGCTGAGCCTCTTTTTCAGCGGCTTCAGCTGCTTTACGAGCTGCTTTTTCTTCTTTTTCTTTTTCAAGAGCAGATACTTTAGCCTTCAGTTCATCGATCTGAGGGTAAAGCTTTTCTTTTTCTTGTGAACGAACACGAGCCAAATCATCTTCAGTATAAAACTTTGAAGACTTGGTGGAGTCGTTCTCTAGTCCAATTGCAACAGTAGGCGCGTCAACGCCCGACACATTTACGACTGGAGCGACATTGGCCTCTGCTTCAAAAGCGGCTGCCATCTGTTCTGCTGTTTCTGCCATGATTATATCCTTAGTATCCTAGGGGTCGTTATCCGAATTGAGCCGAAGCCCGTAGCACAAATGACCTAACGTGTATTCTTATTTTGACGCTCTACTACGAAAGTGTCAGCGTAAACGCTTATTTTTCATAGTCTTGCGGAATCTTCCTATTAGGGAGTTGAGTTCCGTAAGCTTCTGTTACGAGGTTTGTACGCAGTTGCTGTTCGCCCGTTTGAGCGGCAATGCTTGCCTCATCTATGATTGGTGGGAGGGTTGACTGTGGGACACCCTGACCAGTTTCTGGGTTAGCCTCTACTGGACTTGCTGGCTCCCCGCCTTGTGGGGATTGCATTCCCGTAAGGTTCATAATGTCATTTTCAATTTGAGTTTGTAGCAGTTTAAGTGCCCCATCAGCCTTAGCATCATCAAGAAGTTCTTGGCGGATCTCTGTAAGTTTTTCCGCTGGAAACTCTTCTCCAAGAATACGTAGAGCACCCTCTTTGGACTCTAAACCGAGAGAAAGCATTGATTGAACTTCATTAATAGCAATTAGCTTATCTAATGGCAAAGGTTGTGGGAAATGCACAATAGAACGATAAGTAATAGGATCATTAAAATCTAATTGAGCTAGTTGACCAGGTTTTAAAGGTGTGGTTTTAGTAATAGGATCCCATTTAAATACTTCTGGCTCCTTTAGGGCAAGGTTTAAAAGGATTAATTCGTTTATGCGCTCTAAACCGTGGGCGTATTGAATAATCTTTTGGTGGTAGCGGTTCATCAGAGGCTGAAATTGAATGCTTAGGGCAACACCAGAGGTATTAGAGATAGGCTGTGCTTGACCCAATGCAGTTTCAGGAACACCAATCATTTCATGCATAGACTTTTTAAGCATTGCAAGGAAGTCCATTGCACCTTTAAGACCCTGAGCACCGCCCTCTAGGTTCTCTACACGGGCATCTTTTGGCAAACCGCCCCATACTTTGTTTGCGCCTTTTTCTAATTGTGAAGCCTTTGCTCCAATAATAACCGTAACTGGCGCAGCGTGGTAGTTAACAATGTCGGCAATGTCAGTAGCAGTCTCATTGTAAGCGCGGTTAATGTTAATAATATCGTTGCAATCAGAGAGACCCCAAGGGCTACCACTAATACGAACGTTTGGAATATGAATAACAGGTATAACGCCAAGCGGATTAGGGCGCGAATCAATAAGTTCGTCATTAATGTATTCCTCGATAATGTCATCTGTCAAGATTTCCGTATAGGTGAAAACTTGCCGAGTACCTTCCAAAGAAGTACCCCAAAAACGATACTTAAGCTTAAAGCGAATAAGGCGTTCTCTGTCGTGTGGGTGGAACTCGGGAAAAGCGAAACTAGAGTTAAGAGGAAGAATTCGTACACGACCAGGGTGCTCACGGCCAGCAGGATCCTTATAAGACTCTTCATAAGCCACTTTAATAAAACAGTCACCCGACACCGACCCTTGCTGACCCATTTCCCACAAAACTGTGGCTTTATTATTGTCTACTTCCCATACTCTTTCTAAAAGATCTGGGATAATTGCTTCTGTTTCTTTTGGAGAACGGAAATTAACCCCCTTACCAAAGGTAAAGTTAATAACAAAATCTGTAAATGCGCGATAATAGTTAAGGGCTAACTGAGTCTCACCTGTCTGGCGACGATAACTCCAATGATGTCCGAGATACATAGCCCAGTTTAGGGAGTACCGATTTAAACGAGGACCGTGTACTTCAAACTCTTCATCCGCTAGTTCTACAAGTCCGAGCGGGGAAATCGAGATAGTTAAGTCAGAGGAAGCCGCTCTATAACTAGGTGGTGAGAAATCAATGGAGCTCACGGCATCACCTCCTCAAACTTAGTGAGGTTGCTAACCTCAAAGCACTTAACTAACTTTAACACAATTGTCGATAAATATATAAAACGACGCTCAATATTTAAAAGTTTCCCCTGCGGTTAGGTTTTTTCCTACCGGGTGTGTGACTTTTTTCTTTGACTCTTCTTTTTTCTTATCAATTGCTTCTTGGACACGGTCTCTGTTTCTAGGATCTATTTCTTTTTTAGACTCTACAAATTTACCGCCCATTTGAACGTAGTGGGTATGAACCCAGTGGGCTGCGGCTGGGGATGGGTATTTAGAAAAACGGGCTTTAGCTTGAACCACAACCATGTTATGAAGTTTTGGGTTAGCTGGGATCTGCGTAGGACCCTCTTTAACTTCTTTTCCTCTAATCAGTGCCATCATTAATCCTTAATAGGCCCCCGCCCCCGCAGCATGGTAAAACGCTGAACGAGGACGGGAAACTTTAGTTAATTAGTCGCGGACTACTGAAGCGTTGCCAGCTTTTTGGTTAGCACCACTACGAATTACTTCTTCAATGCGGTTATCCCCATGATCAGCAAATGCTCCTGAGGCGAACTCAGTAAGATGATCCGGTGCTTCTACCCAAGCAGCAGAACCGACATGTGCGCGTTCGCGCATTGTCTCTTCTGGAAGCTTTTCGAAAACATTTTGGTTACGGTTTGGGCGGCCCGGTGCAGGAACATATCCTTGCATAGCGCCTTTTGAAAACTCCTGTGGAACATCGGTATCGGTTGCGATACCCTCTTCAAAACGAAGTGGTCCACGTTGTCCGGCAGAAGCGGGAGAAACTTTACGGTCGTAAATGTTTGCTGCGCGTTCTGGGAACTTTGGGTCTGGTGCAATTGTCATTATGACTCCTTATAGGTTGAGGTACCTCATAGAAAAGTGTGCTACAGAAACGCCATACAGTCAGCGTAAAGTCTTAACGATAAAACGGAGAAGATGAGACCTCCACCGAAGGCATTGTTAAGTCCATTGTTAGGGCGCAGGCTAGAGCCAAACTATCGGCATAATCATCGTGCGCGTGTGCCTCGTCTGGTGCGTGGGCTAGGAAGTTAGGACCAGTAAACTTAGTCTCTAAGTCCTCCATCTGCTGACGGAATCTGCGGTAGGTACGTAATCTGCGGGTCTTGGCGTGGGAAGGCCAGCTAACCATACGACGATCAATGAGCGCTTTTAGATGTTTCCATCGTTTAGACTGCTCCTGCTGACTACTATTAATTGAGTGTACCTCAGCATTAGGAAGCAAAACTTTAAGTCGTTGGGCTACAGCATCCCCCACGCCATTAGCATCAACCCCTATAGCCATGACATCATAATTAGAAAGAAATTCTCTAATTTGAAAATATTGGTTTTCCCAATCGTCACCTTGTAGTTCCAACCAGTTAAGTATTCTATGGTCGTAGTAACCAAATTCATCCGGTCTATTCCAGTCTACCCAAACTACTGTCACCACTGTTGAGTCAATTTTACGGGCTGGGTCTATACCAACTACTACTGGGGTTTTATACCAAGCTTTTTGAGTTTCCATAGATGTGTCACCTAGTTCGTCGAGCACGGTAGATGTAACAAACATACCGCGCTCTAGCAACCATTTACAGTTATACGACATTTGAAATTCATCAGAGTCTTCACCAATTCGTAACATCTCTTTACGAATGAATTTTCCATAGTTTGTG